ATGCTGCGAAACCATTGGCCAAACGCCGCGGTTGCGCACGCAAAAAGCATGGCCTCAGCAGCGGTAAAGTGTCCCCTGAAGACGGCGAGCAGCGCCGCCATGCCGATCGATCCGTCCGCTGCGCTGGTGGTCAGGAAAACCACTGCCTCGAACACATGCAGCGCGATCGCCACGACAATCATTATGTCGGATCCCAGTATCGACCGGCTCGGCGCCTTGGTTATCACGATGTCCGCTCTGTTGACGTTAGTTGTGGCGCAGCACGCACGGCCAATGAAGCAGGAGCCCTTATCGAGCCTGCTGCGCGCTCCGCGTCATCGGAGCCTTGCTGCAGGTCAGCTGCAAATCCCACAACCCTTGCGGCTTCTCTGGATTCGTCCATGAGGCTATTCCTGGCATGCTTGAGTTGAGCGGCAGCCTTTCTGGTGCGACGCATAGCCAACCAATTGATTACCTGCATGCACAGCACAACAAGTGTAGAAATCAGGAATATTAGTGCGCCGATCTCATTCGCGATTCGGGAAAACGAGGCTTCATTCATCGCTGTGACCGACCGCCGTTCAGCGTCGCCTGCCGCAGATACGGATTCCCCCGGGACCAAAGCTCAGTGTCTTGGTCTCGCCACCGACTTGAATGCAGCATTCGCCGGTCACTTCGTCAGCCGTGATGATCTCGCCCGGTACGTCTGCGTAGTTGTCGGTGCGTACGATTTTCCATCGCCGTTTATCTTCGGTGCTATGCCAGGATTCGAGCTTCATTGCGAGATTCCCATGATGGTCCATGCGGGATTTGCCAGCGTCGCGTCGGGGACAGCGGGCGCGACCACGGTCAGCACGTCGCCGGCATTGAATAAAGTCGCTGAGTTCATCGTGAATGTGGCCGTGGCAGCTGATGGAGCGAAGACCATAGTTCCGATATCGGTGCCGTTCTTGTCGATGTTGAACGTTGTGGTTGCGGTTGCAGTCGTTGCAGCAGTACCGCGGCTGCCTGAAAGCCCGGCCGGGAGAGTCATCGGGGCAGCGAATACATAACTTTGGAGTACAAGATTTGCAGTCGGTCTGCCGTTGAACGAGCCGCTCACGACAATCGAGGACGCCTGCCCGGTTCCTCTGACGACGTATGTGTATACAGGAAGCGAGGCCAAGCTCTGCAATCCCCCGCCAACTATATTCATCGACGCGAATTTCAAAAAAATCGTCTGGCCGATAAGGTTACTCGGATAAGAGAATCGGCCGATAGATCCGTCGAGCCTGGCGAACAAGGTTCCCGGCGGATGATCGATAATCGCGCTGCCGTAAGTGCCTCGGTAGAGGGTTGTCAGCGAATATTTTCCGGCCCCAGTGAGTGTCGCGGTCTCGTAGGCGATAAGCTCGCCGCCGACGTAGCAAAGGGTGAGGAGATTGGCTGCATCGCTAGCGGAGACCGAGGCGAGCTGGCCCCGGCTTTCGGTCAGATCGACTGAAAGGGTGCCGTTAGGATCGGGTGAGGAATGCTGCGGCAGATCGGCCATCAATACCCCTTGCGTCGCCGGGGAGTTCACGGTCCCCGCCAGGGCATAGGAATTGCCATCGCTGGAGGTCCAGACCTGGGCTCCGGCCCAATTGAAGCCCCCGGAAAGTGCAACCCAGATCTCTAATCCGCTGGTCAGAAGTGCGGCTGGGGGCTCGAAAATAACCGGCGGATTGACGTCGCCCGGATCCGAATTCCAATTCGGGACATAGCCGGCGCCCGACTGCTTCGGATAGAGCACCGCCGTGGAATAGCCACCGAAGAAATCCTCCGCGTTGATCGAAAGCGTGCCTTCCTCGTCCTCTTCTACGGCGGTAATGCGCACAGTCAGTGCCGATGCACCAATACGAGTATCGGTGATCTGGACGAGGTCCATAGGCTCGAGCAGACAATACTTCCACCCTAGCTTGAACTGATAAGTATTGCGGAACAGCAAAGCGCGCTGCAGTAAAAGCTGTGCCACAAGGGGGCCCACATTGATGGGATCGACAATCGCCCGCGCCTTGAGCGAGCTATCGCGGCGCACGCCATAGAGCTCGATCGCCGCTTGGTCGAACGCCTCGACGATTGCAGTATTGTAATTATTGGACCGGTCCAAACATTCCAATTGGATTGAGTTGTTGGCGTCTGCAGGTGTCGATCGCACTACTCGGACCGGATCGTCGCTGAACCCGCCGGTGATCGGACCCGAACCCGACCGTAGCGCCGGACCGCCTGGCGTCACTCCCGAAACTCCCCCGACACTCGATTGCTGGACAATGAAATCATCCTCGCCGAGGCTGTAAATCGGGTTGGCGTCAGGCGTATAGCTAATGCCATAACCGGTAACGGGTGCATCACCGTAGGGAATGATCTTCAACTGCCCACCCGACCAAACAATGGCACTGTTTGTGATCTTGACTATATCTGCGAGGTGTTGTTGTGCCTCTTGCTGCGCGTCAAGCATCGGCGACAACATGATGCCTAGGGCTTGGCAATATGCCGAATAGAGACTGAGGTCGCCTAGATTAGCGGTCGGGAAACCGGCTCCATAACGGGAATTGGTAAGAAAATCGGCGGCAATCGCGGCAGGATTTGCATCCCGCCCGTTGGTTCCGCTCAACGACAGCAAGCCTTGCACTTCGAACGAGAAGTTCGGAAGGGTGGCTGTATCGCCCATGGCGAAATTGTTCGCCACGACAGTTGCGGTGCCGGAATATCCGAGCGCCTTCGTTGAGTGGTTGGTTTCCCAGTAGGGATCTGGGGCCTGACCATCGGTTCCGAGATAAACTGAAGCTGGTAACGAGGAAAGCGTTCCGACGTTCTTGTCCCACCACACGGTGGCAATCCCGACGATCGGTCCTTGACACAACCCCATTATCACCGATGAACTATATTTGTATTGTTGGCCGCCGCCCTTCCCGCCGCCGCCCTTGCCTGCACCTCCTTGGCGCCCCGAGGGCGTCGCTTTGAAGTCGTCGTAGTCTATTAGATTCGGCGATACGCGAGTAGTGCCATAGACGAGCTGGATGACGCCGCCATGCTGGGAAGTTTGGAACTGCAGCGCGCCCACCGCCTTCTGTTGCTTGGCGTTCGACGCGCCGCTCAAGATCCCGCCCATGACTGACCGTCAGATCCCAAAAGTCGGATAAGGGTCGAAAAATCGTACTTGACGACCGATCAGCGGCGGCTGGCCAGCGTCGGCAAAGACGACACCCGCGTCACACCAAGCATGTATCAACCGCGGCCAAGATACGACGATCGCGCCGTGTGCGAAGCAGCGGCCAAATTTGAAGACGGCCACATCACCGCTCTGAGGAGGTCCGTCAATCTCGCAGGCATAGCCCATCAATCCCTGGAGATAGCGCTCAACGTCGCGATGCAGATTCCAGTCGGGGGGATAGAACGGCACATCGACGTGCGGGATCACGCCCGCCGCCTCATAGACCTGAGCGAGCAGCATCAGGCAATCGGTGCCGCCACCTTTGATCCTGCCCATATGGTGATAGGGTGTGCGCAGCCAGGTTTCGGCCTCGGCCACTACCCGTTCCCGCTCGCTCATACTGCGGTCTCCGGGGTGGGGATGTAGGGAAAACCGCCGAAGTGGATGGCGTTGTTAAAGACATTCGAACAAGTCGAGAGTGTGCGGTCGCATCCCGGGAGCAGCTGGAATTGGTCGCCTAGCGCTACGGGCGATAAAAAGGCCAGCTTCACGTAAACCCACCCGCCGCCCATATTTGCAACCGTGCGGCTCGACCCGGCATTTGCTCCGGTCACACCAAGTAGGGTTCCTTGGATATAGATGTTCGGCGCGGCGAGGGCCGCCGAAGTTGCAATTTGCGCCTGAGTCGAGCCTGGCCCGGCCGAGAACGCCACCTGCATGCCCGATCGGTCGAACTGACACATCGCGTCGCCGAAGGTGTGAGTACAAGATGACTGCCATAGTCGGCGCGGCATCTGAATATTCAGCAGCTCGAGGTGCGAGCGGCACTTGATGTCGACAGCGGTGCGGGTACACTCGATATCCGAAATGCGGCCTGAAAAAAGGACGACCGCTCCGGGGCTCGTATCCCCGTAAATCGCCATGAAAGCTCGCTCAAGCTGCAGGAGAGCGCCGTCGAGCTGCCCTTGCCACGCCGCTTGCAGAAACGGCATCCCGCCGATCAGGTCTGTCGGCTCGGTATAGATCGTGACTTCGAGTTCATCGACCTGAGTGCCGATTACGATCTTGGTTTTAGAGCGCTCGAATTTAGGGCCCAGAGTAAATGTAACCCCATTAACGGAGAGGGCAGTCGGCGCCGCCGAATAGCGCAGTACCGATCCGCCGACGAGAGTTATCGTGTAGAGGTCCGCCATGATGAACTGATCGGTGCTGGAAAGAAGCGCCATCAGCTCAGGACTGGCCGCTTTCACGAACGCACCGAAATAAACGCCAGTTTCTTCAATTCCCATAGCCGAAACATGAAATTCTCGAA